ACGGCAAGAAAGTCAATCGCGATGTATTCTTTGACACCCTGAACACTTGGGGCAAGGACAAGAGCAAGAAATTTGTTGTTCTTCACCACTCTATTCTGTCTGAAGGTATCAACGTCAGTGGACTTGAGGCAGTTATTTTCATGCGTAATATGGATTACATTGGTATCAGTCAGTCTATCGGTCGTGTGATCCGTCTGGGTAGCACTGAGAAAACATTTGGTTTAGTCTGCATCCCAACTTATGACAGAGTTGGTATCAGCACTGCCAAGAAAGTTCAGGCAGTTGTTGATGTTGTGTTTAATCAAGGTCAACCCGCTATCAGTGAGATTCGTCGATGAATAATAAATATGCTTACTTTCCCAAATATCATCCTAATCGTCAAAGTTATGATCGATGGGTAGATAAAGTTGGTCAAAAAAGATATGACATCCAGAATAAATGTGATGGGTTCAAAAATGTAAAATCTATGCCAGATTTGTATGACGATTATATGAACTCGCATGAATATCTTATCAAAATTAGTGAGATTCGTCGATGAATGATTTTGAAATTGCATTAGATCGGTATCAAAGAGCATACCAACTGATGATGAAGAAAGAAAGACTTAAAAGAGAAATGCCACCTAAAGGTAGTGCATTTTATCGATATGATAGTGATTCTCCATCTCATTCAGAACTTTATAGGCAGATCGATAACTTAACAGAATGAGTGTGCCAGTTGGTCAAAGTGTCCACCATTCCCCCACAGGGGATGGTTTCCGTGTATATTAAAGGAGTCAAAGGAATCCGATCAACCCATGACAACCTTCGATTTTGAAACTGAGTACCATTGGGGTGCTCTGATGGTCAAACTTGTTCCTTTGTTTGCTATGGATGTTTACAAAGCATCTGATGATGAGTTAGTATGGGTTTTTGATGCAAACAAACCCGACAACAGTTATCACGTTCCTGCTCGTAACCTCTCCACCTATTCTTATTGATTATGACCACCATTAATCGTTTTCTCAACTTTGACTTCAAAACTCTCACTGATGATGAGATTAGAACTGTTGGATTTCTTTTGTTAAAATCTTTTCAATTCAATGGATGGGGTAATCCATTTAATTACAATCGTTTTATGGAGTTTATTCAAGCAAAGTTGTTTGGATATAAACTTACCACTGTGGGTGGTGGTTCTGATGGTATCAATGAACAGAATGAAACTACAGAGTTCAAAGCAACAAAATATCTTGGATTGACTAAAGGAGGTATTGAACGATCTATGAGTTTTGCCTACAATGGCACAACTCGTATGCTAACACTTGAAGAGCAGAAGAAATATTGTTATAATAAGATTATGCGTGATTCTCTTCATCATTGGACTGTAGTTGATTATGAGAGTGGTGAATGTTTATATACTATTCAACTTACTAATGAACAAGTTTGGTCGCTTATATGGCCTAAATGGGAGAAATCATGGTATGATAAGAATGCAGGAGACCCTAGAATTGGTGCTTCTATTTCCACTGCTGAACTAAAGAAATCAGGCATCAAATATGTAACGATCACCCACTAATAATATGGCAATTAAAAACGTTAAAGAACTGACTTATTCGTCGGGTAACAACGACGAGTGCTACACTCCTGAATATGGTGTTACCCCTATTCTGAAGTATATCCCAAAGGATGTCATTGTGTGGTGTCCATTTGATAAGGTTGAGAGTCAGTTTGTCCAGCAAATTGGTAAGACTAATCAAATTGTAATGTCACACCTTGATAGTGGACAAGATTTCTTAACTTGGGAACCTGAAGTGCATTGGGATATGATTATTTCCAATCCCCCATTCACAAACAAACGTAAGTTCTTTGAACGTGCATTATCATTTAACAAACCATTTGCGTTGATTATGACTAACACTTGGTTGAATGATTCTGCACCGAAACAGTTATTTGAGGACAAGGATTTACAACTGTTAATGTTTGACAAGAGGATGAAGTTTCATTCTCCTGATGGTAGACCAAACGACAAGATTACATTCAGTAGTAGTTACTATTGTTGGAACTTTTTACCAAAACAAATTATAATGGAGAAACTTCAAGTTCCAAAACAACAACAATCAAGAGCAGTGCTGCCCTTGTGACAGTTGATTGAAGTGTCCACCATCCCCCCACAGGGGATGGTTTTCGTGTATATTAAAGGAGTCAAAGGAATGAACCCATGAACCTGATCGACCTTCTTGAGACTAAAGTTGATTGGAATAAAGTTTTTGGTGTTGTGGAGGATCTCTACAATGATCCTGGATTTACCTCCCGTGCTGATAATTTTATTGTTTCCAGTTCTGTAGAACTTGCACTCGCGGAGTTCTCTCCACTTTTCCGTGTAGATCAGATTGGATATGATTTTATTTGTGAAGACACGGATGTTACAACGCCAGAAATTACTGTCGTCGGTGAATTGGAAGGAGAAGCAGTTGAACTTAAGATGAGAAAAAAATTGTTCTATTCTCCACGGGGAAAGAATCCATTTAAAACACAAGATGTAAAGATGAAAAACTTTCAGGGTGATAAGAAAACTCTGCAAGACTTTAAAGAGCAAAAAACATTTAACAAATTGATTATTCTTGATCTTGGTGGTTGGGATCCTTATGATTTCAAAGTTCTTGTTATTGAGGATGAAGTTGCAAGGTCTCGTTATTATGAAAAAGGTGATGGTGTCTTTGCAAAGTTTCAACCTGGAGACTACTACAGATGTGATATTGGTGATGTAAATCCTGTTCGTTCTAATATTCTTTTAAGTGAGATTATTAATAAAGCAAAAAGAGATTGGATTCGCAACCGTTAGTGTGACAGTTGAACAACCTCCACACACCTGCTTGATTTCCTCCCTATTCCGTGCCATACTATCAGTATGAAAAACACACACCTCGAACACCCTGAAGATTCTATTCTGACAGGTGATCTTTCTGTATTGGATTGGTTCCTCACTGAGTGTGATCTTTCCGTGAAAATTGATGGTGCTCCCGCTATTGTTTGGGGCACGAATCCTGCCACTGGCAATTTCTTTGTCGGTACTAAATCTGTATTCAACAAAAAACTAATCAAGATCAATGAAACGCATGATGACATTGATCGCAATCATTCTGGGGTTGTTGCTAACATACTACACCATTGCTTTGATTGTCTTCCTTCTTTCGACGGGATTGTTCAAGGTGATTTTATTGGGTTTGGGGGTGATGATACTTTTTGCCCCAATACGATTACTTACATCTTTGATGAAGTAATTGATCAGAACATTGTCATCGCACCTCACACATTATATGCGACTGATGATGAAATGAAAGATGCCTATGTCATCAATGACATGGTAGATATGGAAATCTTCAATGATACTGAGTCATGTAAGTTTGTTCAACCTGAGTGTTGGCAAGTCGATAAAGATTTCGATGAAATTGTTGGTTTCGCACGTCAGATGGCACAGATGGTAACATTTGCTGACAAGAAAGAAGCAGCAGAACTTAAAGTGCAATTGAACAAATGTATTCGTGAGGGTCGTGAAGTTGTTCCTGAAACATTCAACAACTCTCGTTTGATTAGTTACTGGTTCCTCATCAAATCTATCAAAGAGGATATACTTTTCCTTTGCCGTAATAATGGTCCTAAAGCATACATCAATGGCAGTCAATGTGGTGGTGAGGGTTATGTTGGTATCAATCAACATGGTATGTTCAAACTTGTAAGTAGAGAGCAATTCTCTTATGCAAACTTCAACAACGGGAAATTTGCAAATGTCTGATTACAGCAAAGAACAATTGATTGATGCACTTGTTCATGAGTGGGATTACCTCTGCCACGATGACTACGATCCACAAGATCCAACACCAGAAGAATATCGTAAAGAGATGGAATTGCTCACGGTAGAGGAATTAATCGAAGAAACATCAACAGGCGAAGGTTACACTCTCGATGAGTTTATGGAGAACCACGGATAACATTTAGTGTTTTTTCCATAACGAAATCTACGGGGATGACGTAACACCCGTTCCCGATAGAATTATGGAAAAAACAGGTTTTCGGTCTAGTGGTGGCAATGGTTCTCAAAACAGAACAGCAGAGATGGCACAGCATACCACCAACCAAAGCAAACCAGTTGGCGAACTGGTCTAGTATCGGTTGATCTCATCCCAAAATCGTGTATTATTAAAGAGTCAAAGGAAAACAACCAACTCAACCCAATGCGAAGCACCACCAAAGCACAAGCACTAGAGCAATTCCGTTACAACTGGAAATGTGCCACTCTATCAAATCCAAACTTGAAAGGTGATTGTATTGCAAAACGTGAAGAATGGTCATACTTTACTGATGCACTTTGCAAGGAAGGTTACATCACTATGAAAAAGTATGAGTCATGGTCTAACCCTTTCTGATTCAAACTTCACAAACTTTTTATTATCATCATGACAACAATCACTCAATCTAAAACTGAATTTCAAACCGAATGTTTGCTTGAAGTTGTTAACAACGAATGGAGGGTTGCTGCTATCGACTCTTGCAACAGTACATACAACAAGTTGGAATATAGTGTAGGCAAAAAATATATCAAGGTGAATCAATTCAAGGTTCATTCTGATAATAGTTTTTCAAATAACGGTGTGTTTATGTTCATCGACAAAGAGTCTGGTGCGTGTTACAAACCCGCATCATTCAAAGCACCTGCAAAAGGCATTCGATTCTGGATTGATCAACTTGTGATGTATCCTGAAATGGTAGATCCTTATGGTTCATTCCTCTATGTACGATGAAGATTGACACCGTT